AAGAAGTAGTTAATATTAATTTAAAAGATTCTTCTACTAACTTACTTAACTTAAGCGATAAAAGCGGAAAAATTCCGACTTTGGAGGAGATCCAGAAGGTTTTGGATGCAGCGGAGGATTTATTTGGGCACAGGATCATGGGTGAATTGCAGGATTATGCCGATATCGACCGGCTGCTGAGTTGGATCGCTCAGGCATATATGGGGTGCTACGAATCGGGGAGGTTGAAGATCCAAAATCCTGCTGGGCTTGTGTATTGGGCATTCCACCACGGGAAGGATAAATCGGCTGAAAAGAAATACCTGGATACCAATCGCCTGGGGATATATTTACCCGAGAGTTTTATGAAAGCATCGGGCCAGTGGGAGTTTGATGATGAGGATGATGATGAGTGAGATGGAGATGATAATTTCAAAGAAAAGCTACCTGCTTGCAATCAAGGACCTGAAGCGTGTGAATCAGGAATATTATGCAGCCAGCGCAAAAGCAGCCAGATATGGCTTTATATTTGGGATCAACGCCAAGAAACACTATGATGAGCATATCGAGGCGATAACAGAGTTTGAAGCTTTTTTGGAGAAAAATTATGGCAGACACTTGGGCAATTGCAGAGTTGATGGGTCATCTGACGCTAGCCGGAAGGATCACCAAGCCGGGGGATAATGGGGGATTATGGCAAATTGATATTCCGGATGCGGATAGCTTTCGTACCGAGTTCTTTGGGAGCCAGTCGGTCTATCGGATCCGGATCGTGAGTGAGGACATTGCCAGGGCTTATGTATCTCACCATGAGATGATCGAATATAATGCGCCGATCATAACCAGGGAGGAGCATGAAGCAGCGATGGATCGAGCTCGGGAAATGATCGAAAACTTGCGCCGCGAGATGGATAAGCTCCGACATGTATTGCCACCAGGTAGTATGCCAATCGAAGATCCCGGGGAATATGAAGATGACGATGAGGATGGTGATTTGGAGGATGATTTATGAATGAATCTATAGAATTTCAATGTAATTTTACGCCTTGCTTTCGATTTACTTGGCCTGGTAATGACGAAAAATATGCGTGCTTTCTTCATGGTAATAAATTGGAAGCATTAGCAGATGTAATGGGGTTTCACCTCCAGCTAATCCCTCTTGAACCAGAAGATATGGAAAGTAAGCAGTGTAACCAAAAGGTAAAATCATGAATAATCTTCTGCCTCCAGGGGAAGAGGATTTTGTAGAAGGGGAGGCGAGGGAAATATGAAAGCTTTAACGCTTTATCAACCCTGGGCTACTTTGGTGGCGATTGGTGCCAAGAAAATTGAAACACGATCATGGAAGACCGATTATCGAGGGCCATTGGCGATTCATGCTGGGAAGAACAAAAAATATATAGACGGGAAAAATAAATTATATATTTGTGATAAAGAACCATTTATTAGTTATCTAACTGCATATTCTAGACGCTGCCAATGGTTATTTGGAGCTGTAACTCCAAGAGGAGTTATTTTAGCGACATGTGAACTTGTAGGTTGTTATGAAATTCGGGATTTTCAATGTAGCAGTTTCCCATCCGATGATGGCCGTTGGTGGCTTATTTCGCCTGATGAAAGAGCATTTGGCGATTATACATCTGGTAGATTTGCCTGGCTCTTAGATAATATTCATATCTTGCCAAAACCGGTTGAAATGAAAGGCTCTCTGGGTTTGTGGGAGTGGAAACATGAGTGAAAATAGCAAAATTGCCTGGACCGATCATACTTTCAATATCGTGTGGGGATGCGAGAAGATCGCTCCCGAATGCGCCGGCTGCTATGCTGAGACCTGGGCACACCGGATGAAATATGATGTGTGGGGGAAAGATGCTACAAGGCGCATTTTAAGCGAGAAATATTGGCAAAATACGCTTAATTGGAATAAAAAAGCGATGAAATTGGGGCAGAATCAGCGTGTTATTTGTGGCTCGATGTGCGATTGGTTGGAGGATCATCCGACAGTTAACACTGAGCGGCAGAAGCTTTTCCCATTGATTGAACAAACTCCCTGGCTGACCTGGTTACTGCTCAGCAAGAGAATCGAAAATTTCGAGCGGATGATTCCGGAGACTTGGTTTTATTCTGTGTTTCCCGATAACATCTGGTTGGGGATCAGCGCTGGCTGCCAGGATATGTGGAATTCGTGCTGGCCGATTCTGGAAAGTATCAAGTTTCGATATTACCGCCTGGCGTTCGTTTCCATCGAGCCGATGATCGAACAGATGGATATCCGGGATGACCTAGTTGATATCGATATTGGTGATGAGGACGGTAAGCGTTGGCTTCAATTTCCCGACTGGCTGATCATTGGAGGGGAGAGCGAGCAGCCGAAATGGAAAGCCAGGCCGATGGATTTACAATGGGTATATGATTTACTTGACCAGGTGCATGAAACTGAGATCAAGATTTTCGTGAAGCAGTTGGGCTCTGCCTGGGCTAAGAAGGCCGGGATCTATGATGTCGATCCCAAGGGCGAGAACATGGACTATTGGCCGGCAGATCTGCGCATACGAGAATTGCCAAGTGAAGTGACGATCAATTGATATGAATTCTTCCTGGAAGAAATTAACTGAATTATTATCGATGGAATACCGGGAAGAGGTGGCAAGAGCAATTTTAGATGCATTGGCATCCAAACAATGGCACAAGGTCGATATCGAGATCAGGGACCATCGCATCCATGCGATCAACGTCACTAAAAGGATTTCTACGACCGAAGTTCCAAATGGAACGAATATAGCTAGTAAATCATAAGATTTTATGCTATACTATTTATAACGTTATGCCTGAAGCGATGAGCCAGGCGGTTCACGTGAACCGCCTGGCGCTTTTTATTTAACCCAAAAGGAGAATACCATGTTCAAAATCAATCCCAATATCATGAAGATCAGCCTTTTGCTGATCGTGATTATCTTCGTGTTGATGTTCCCTATGACCAGGGCATTGGCTGCCAGTCCGCAAGAAGGACCTCCAGTATTCAACTTGCTGGAATTCCTAAAAACAGCCGGGATCTTATTTACTCCAATGCTGGCCATTGTATTTGGAGTAGTTGATTACCTTGGAAAATGGGGTGTCAAGGGAAAATGGCAACTGGCTTCGTCATTGTTAGCAGGCCTAGTACTTGGAGGGATCGTCATGTATTTTACGACCTACCCAGCCACACCGGTAGCCTGGTTCTCAGTGACTTTATTTGGATTACTCATAGGGCTTGCAGCCAGTGGATGCTATGAAGGTATCAAGGCCGCCTCAGCTAAAGGAGCTAATAGTGCCGGGGGAATAACGGATCCGCCTCAATAAGGAGGCGGGCATGCCTGATCCGCGAGTTAGCAATTCGGCTCTTCAGCTAGAAATAAAAGGTCTTGGGAACCGCATCGAAGACGTCAAAACGCTGATTGTTAATTACGAGGAGCGCATTCGCTGTTTAGAAAGAGCTGGTGATAAAACGACCCCTCTCATCGAAAAACGCTTAGAGATATTGGAAAAACTCACCGAAGCCCATGCCAAAGAGCTCGAGGAAATTAAAAAGATCATCACTATCCAGTCCCAATCAGTTAAAGATCTGACAAACGGATTTGAAACCATGCAGAGGATTTGGAAGTGGGCATTAGGAATATTCACGGTGGTAATGACTGCATTGATCCTAATGTTAGTAACTGGACAGGCTGAGGTGATATTCAAATGAATCTCATTGGAAAAGGCATGTATATTTGGCAAGTCAAACGCTGCGGGGAACCCCAAGCTATTGCTGCTGCTGCCAAAGCTGGTGGACTCAGCCACATGCTGGTCAAGATTGCTGATGGACCATATATCTATTATGGATTGAACTGGGGCGAGAAGTTTACTGGACGTGATTGGGTCATGGAACTTATCCATGAGCTCAAAGCTGTAGGAATTACGGTCATTGGATGGCAGTATGCTTATGGTTTGCTTCCAGAGGCTGAGGCTGAGATAGCGGCTAAAAGAATAAAAGAGGGGGGTATTGAGATTTTTGATATCGATGCGGAGAAAGAATATAAAGCTCCAGGGATGGGGCCTAAAGCTGTAAAGTATTGCAGTCGTCTGAAGAATTTGGTTCCCCAGGTCAAGTTAGGCTTGGGTTCCTATCGCTATCCTACTTATCATGCTACCTTGCCTTGGGCTGAATTCGGGCAATACATGGACTTCTATATGCCTCAGGTGTATTGGCAAGGATCTCATAATCCAGCTGAGCAGCTTGGTAGATGCCTGAGAGAATATAAGAACTTGCCTTATCCGAATATCCCAATCTATCCTACCGGAGCTGCTTACCGTGAGCTTGGTTGGCAGCCAGGGGTTGGTGAAATCACTGCTTTTCTAAAAGCAGCTAAGACGGTCTATGATCTTCCTGCTGCTAATCTGTGGGAATGGTACGATGCGAAGATTTTATATCCTGGATTCTGGAATGAGATTGCTATCTTTGACTATGGCAATCAAACCCCTCCAAATCCTCCATTACCTCCCCAGGATTGGGCGCATGCGATTACCGATTGGGCACGCACTATGGGTTATGTAGGTCCAGGACCAGGGTGAGATATGCCAATGAGAGCAGCGCATACATGTGCTAATCCAGATTGCCCAGAATTGATTAATGTTGGTCAGTTTTGTGCTTCGCATAGTCATGCAAATAAGCAAGAATCAAAGCGAGATCCTAAAGAACAAAGGTTATATAAGACTGCCAGATGGGAGCGGATCAGGAAAATGCAATTAGCCAAGGAACCCTGGTGTGCTGAGTGCCGGAAAGAAGATCGATATACATCAGCCACTGATTGTGATCACGTCGAACCCTGGGCTGGTGATCAAACGAAGTTCTTTAAAGGACCATTTCAATCATTATGTCATTCACATCATAGTCAGAAGACTCGCCATGAAATTTAAAAAGGGTAGGGGTATTCAAAACTTCAGGACTTGGAGGGGACGGAGCGTGGGCGGGCTTGAAAAAGTTCTGTACGGAACTGAGGATATTAAATAATGCCGCCACAATCAAAGGATAAATCAATTCGACAGAGGCGTAATATTAGCCCAAGTAGGGCTAATTTACCGCCAGAAGAGCGACCACGAAAACGGGCGCCTTCGCTGTTGAAACGCGACGATGGTTCGAAATGGAATCGAATGACGATGGCGTGGTGGCATGATATATGGAATAGCCCGATGGCAAAGGAATACCTGAGAGCAGATGTACATGCGCTTTACCGGCTGGCGCTATTGGTGGATTTGTTCTGGACGAAACCGACGTCAGTCATGGCGGCTGAAATCCGGCTACAGCAGCAAACGTTCGGTCTGACGCCATTAGACAGGAGACGGCTGGAATGGTCAATCGAGCAGGTAGAGACGGCAAAGAATCGTGTGCAGGCTAGAAAGGCGAACAAACGGAAGAAGGCAGCAGATGATCCAAGAGCAGTGTTGACCCATGACCTGGTGGTTTATACGGAGCCGAAAACGAAGACGAATACTGCGGAGGTTATTCAGTGACTGTAATAGTAGTGCCACCGATTGAGCCGGAACCCTGGCCCAGCCTGGGAAAACAGATCTGTGATTTCATCGAGGATTATCTAGTATTCGGTCCAGGAGATCTTCGAGGCATGCCGGCGCGGCTGGATGATGAGAAGCGGGCATTGATTTATCGAATGTATGAGATATATCCGAAAGGGCATGAGCTCGAGGGAAGGCGCAGATTCAAAAGAGTGGCAATTTCCCTGAGAAAGGGATCCGCAAAGACGGAGTTTGCGGCCTGGATTGCAGCATGTGAGCTGCATCCGGATGGGCCGGTTAGGTGCGATGGATATGATGCGAAGGGAGATCCAATTGGGATAGGAGTCGTGGATCCTTATATCCCGATGGTGGCTTATACGGAAGAGCAGAGCGACGAGCTGGCTTATGGGGCGCTGCGGCTGATCTTACAGTATAGCTCATTGGCCAATGATTTCGATATTGGAATTGAGAGGGTGATGAGGATCGGAGGGGATGGGAAGGCGGTGAGCCTAGCGAACTCTCCGGATGCACGAGATGGGGCAAGGACGACGTTCCAATTGTTCGATGAGACACATCGATTTACGCTGCCGAAACTAAAGCAAGCGCATCGGACGATGCTGGCGAACATCCCGAAGCGATATTTGAGCGATGCGTGGAGTATGGAAATCACGACAGCGCCAGCTCCAGGAGAGGGAAGCGTGGCAGAGGATACAATGGATTATGCCAGGCAGGTTCTGGATGGAAAGATCAGCGATGCCAGGCTTTTCTTTTTCCATAGGCAGGCGGGGGAGAAGCATGTGCTGGATAATAGAGAATCTATTCGGGAGGCAGTGATCGAGGCGAGCGGACCGGTTGCGGAATGGAGCGATATTGAGGGGATCGTAGATCAGTGGAATGATCCGACGGCGGACCGGGCATATCTGGAAAGAGTGTGGTTAAACAGACTGGTGAGGGCAAGCGAGAAAGCATTCGATTTGGATCTGTGGAAATCTTTATCGATTGAGAATTTTATACCGCCGGATGGGGATCTGATCACGTTGGGGTTCGATGGAGCACGCTGGCATGATTCTACGGCATTGGTGGCGACGCATGTGGAATCAGGTTATCAATGGCTGGCGGGTCTGTGGGAGGAACCAGCGATCAATAACGGCTGGGAAGTGCCAGACAGAGAAGTGGATGAACTGGTGGAGACGGTGTTCAAGCGCTGGAAGGTGTGGCGGATGTATTGTGATCCCCCTTATTGGGAGACACAAGTGGCGATTTGGGCGGGGAGATATGGGGATAAGGTGGTAGTGGAATGGTGGACGAATCGGATGCGGGCGATGGCGTTCGCAATCAAGGGTTTCGACACGGCAATGAAAGGGAAGGAGCTCAGCCATGATGGAAATCCGAACCTAAATCGGCATATTGGGAATGCGATGCGGAAATATTTGAATATTCTGGATGAAAAGGCAGCCAGGATGTGGGTGATTTATAAGGAGAGGAGCGATTCGCCGTTTAAGATTGATGCGGCAATGGCGGCAATCCTGAGCTGGGAGGCGCGGCAGGATGCGCTGGCTAGCGGGGTAACGACGAGCGGTAA